TAAACAAAAAGGAGTGATATGGATAATACTGCTATAATACAGGCACTTGAGTTTGCAATATCGGAAACCAAGTTAGGCAATCCCAGTGCTGTTATATCTGGTGGTTATGTCCCGATTAGTATTCCTATTGCGGAGAAGATAGTTAATGGGCTGAAACAATCCACTGCCAGAAATCAAAAGGAGTAAGTAATGGATGATGTGGGGGTCGGGTTATTACACCAGAAGCTCACTAATTGCCTGAGCAGTGTGGAATTTGGAGCCGCGGGAAGGCTTATCTATTTCGACAAAGAGAATAATATATTTATCCTTGCTGTCCATACTACGAGTCCTGAGAAGACACAGGAAGCAACTCAGTTAGCTTGGGACAGTATAGCAGAGGACTTAAAGGCAGAATTACAGGAAGCCAATATCGGCTTTGCTGGTAAACAGGTATAAAAAGGAGTAAGGAATGAAGGATTGGGCAGAAGCAATCAAGGATAGTTGTCCTACAATGAGACAAATGCACGAAGCATTAGTTGAATTATCAAAGGCAATAAGGAGTAAATAAATGTGTGAAAAGTGCGGAGACAGAGGGTTCACTGAGCGAGAACACGGATTAGTCCAGGTAGCTTGTGATTGTGAAAAGGGGAAGGCACTGTCGGCAGAGATAACAGGGAGGTCGACTGAAAGGGAAGAGAGCCTATCAGATATTGTAGCAGAGGCTAATGCAGTCGCATTTTCTCTTATGCCACGTCTTGAAGGGGAAAAACAGAATGACAGTAATAGCGGAACTGGACAGCCTGGTTCAATTACTCGAAGCACAAATCCCGGGAAATCCCAACAGCCCAAAAAACGTAAAGCTAAGAAACGAGCTGCAAAGAAATCTAGCTAAATACTTCGACAAGCTGGAGCAGGCGTTTCCATACAGTAAGTTGGAGAGTATTTATAACAGGTATGTCGAAAAGGAGTAGTAAATGAAGTGTTTTCAGTGTGGTAGGAAGAGTGGCAAAGAAGATAGCATCTTAACTATCTGGGATGTTGATATAATAGTTACTGAAGAGGAATATAACAAGATAAAGTTCAAATCCATCAACAAGGATTTACCACTAGGCAAGCAGGGAAAATCAACAGTTGCTATATGTGGCACTTGCTGGTTAGATAGAATGTATTATGCAGGAAAACTTGCGGGGATAAAATGCCATTAAATAAAGATGTTGACAACATCCTCAATCCCCTGCTGGCCACCTTTGACGAGCAATTAACCACTATGCTCAATGGAGAATTAACAATCATCTATTCCACTGGTTCAGCCGAGATGATAACCTGGGGCAAGACTAAGGGTGGTGTTCCGATTGCTTATGAGGGACCGCCGATTTCACAAGCAATAGACTGGGCAGAAAGGCGGGCTGCTACTCTGGTCACAGGGCTGGATGAGGAAACCAAACGCCGTCTGGCTCATACCATCAGCCAGGCGATAGAGAATAAGCGAGGTATCCCTGGTTTAGCAAGAGACATCAGGAAGGACTTTGCTGATATGACCAGATACCGCTCAGAGTTAATAGCCCGCACAGAGACAGCCAATGCACTCTCAGAAGCCTCACTTGACCGTATGAAGGATATGGGTATTGATGGCAAGGAGTGGGTTACTGTTGGTGATGCTGATGTAAGTGATGAATGTATGGGTAATGAGGCAGAGGGTGTTATTCCAGTAGGCCAGACTTTCAGTGGTGGTGTTTCAGCGCCACCTCAGCATCCTGACTGCCGATGTGCCCTAGCTCCAGCGAGGTTGCCTAAGTAAAGGAGTAAATATGGAAACGTTTTTGTGGTGCTTACTTGCCACTGTAGGGTGGTTTGGGTTTTTAGCTTTATTCTTTTGGGTGTGTTGGCATCTTAAAGGGGATTTGTCTTATGCAAAGGAGTGTCCTACTTGTAATGGTAAGGGTTATATTATTGATAAGCCAATAGAGGAAACTGAATGCCAGAAAGGCTAGAGATACAGAACCAGCAAGACATAGAACTCAAGAAGCAACTTGAGAAGATAGACTGGCCGACCCAGTACGGTAATGTCAAGGTGCAGATACGCAACGGCAAGCCGACTCTGGTAGTTATTGAGAGGACGGTTAAGCTGGATTAAAGGAGGAACCTTTATGTCGAATGACCCATATCAAGTTTTAGTTAATAATCAAGAACATATCAATGAATTTATGAGTGAGGCAGAGCAGATACATTACTTTGATCATTGCAAACCCGACCATTCAGATTGCCCACTTCCTATAGGTATGTGTATGCCTAGAGATTATCCAGAAGAATACAAGAAGGTGATTGCTTTAAGGGGTATGCCTGGCAGAAGTGCTCGGTAGAGAAATTATAAGACTAATCTAATATTAAACTAGCCCAGCGGAAGAACCGATAGGCAGAAATGCTTGTCGGTTCTTTTTTTGTATTTTAAGGAGGTAATCATGCAGCGCATAGATTCATGTTCGATTCCAATTAGTAAGGCGACCGAAGATATTATGGTGACAATTAAAGTGACTGGCATAAAGCAGTGGGGGTTGCGTCTTTGGATAGGGAGGCAGTTAATAAAAATGGTTGCCAGAATTATGCCTATACGAGTGGAAGTAGAAATGGAAGTTAACTATGTCTGAAGGCTACTGGTGTGTAAGGTGTATAAAGTTTGTATTACCGAGACTGGGTAAGTTCTTACACCTGCATTCGGGATACAGGCTTTGTTTTATCTGCAACAAGTGCGGTGAGATGGTTTATTTGAAGAATCGGGAGGGTAAATATGCCGTATAACGCATTAAGCGAACTACTTCCGTTTATTCCAAGGAATACGTCCCTTTTGGCTTAAACCACTTAATTTAGCAGCGCATTCACGAGAACAGCATCTAATCCGATTATCACGAGGTGTAAATCCCTTGCCACATATAGGACAATTACGAGGTGGGCGTCTGCGGTATTTGCGAGGAGAAAGAATAAGCCTAGCAATTTCGGGTTGCCCATTTTGAAGGTGTGCTTGGGCGTGGCAAAGCTTGCAAAGCAAAGTAAGATTATCATCCCCATTATTAAAATGGTTCCTATCTTTATGATGCACTTCAAGATTGCTATGGCTACCACATTTTTGGCAAAGAATATCTCGTCTTTTTATAAGTCTCTGCAAGGAATGGGGATTGGTATAGTAAAATTTATCCTCTTTCCAGTTCGGGTTATTCCTACCAATGAGATGTTCTTGCTGGTAGTTTGCCTTACAAGATTTAGAGCAGAAGGTGCGGTGGATAGAAGGATAGTGGCTAATTGCCTTCCTACATTGTCTGCAAATGCTTATGGTGGGTGGTTTATGTTGTTTGTTGAGCGATCCCTTTGTTCTCACCATAATGAAACTATAGCACATACTACAAACAAAGTCAAGCTGTAAGAGGGGTTTATGCCAAAAGAAGATGAGAAAACAATAAGAATACCCACTGGGATAGATTGTGCAGTGACTGCAACAATAGATATTTCAAAGAATGAGGGTATTAAAGCACTCTATTGTGGTAAGGAAAAACAAGTTAGAACCTATCTTTTTGACAAGGATAAGGACTGGACAATGAGTAAGGCTAAAGAATGGGTTAAAGACCATAAACCCAAAGAAAGCAAGGAGGCTTCTATGTTAAGCGATGAGAATAAAAAGAATCTACTTCAAGCGGCATTAGTCACGGAATACAAAATAAAGCCTGAGTCAATTATCCCTAAAATCCTGACTATTGATGAGGTCTTTGGGGATAAGGTTATCTATGACGTTGACGGGCAGCTTTATGAAACTAGCTATGAATTGGATGATAAAGAGCAGCCTGTCTTTGGTGATCCCAAGAAGGTGACAAGCACCCGAGTCTTTAAGGCTGTCGAAGCCTTGCGACCTATCTACTCTGGCATTATACAGGAAGCTGGTAAGCGTAATGCTGTGAAGGATGCTGCCCGGGTAAAGAAGATTGTAGAACTCTGCCAGGAGTTACTATCATCTGAAGTGGAACCAGAGGAGAAGAAAACTAAGGAAGCCTTAAAAGAGGCCACATCAACTCTGAAGTGGCTCAAAGCGCAGGAGGCCGTGAAGACCGAAGACGGCGTAGAATATCCGGCCTCCGCCTTTGCTTATGTGTCAGATGCCGAGACACCTTCAGGTTGGAAACTAAGGATATGGGAAGACCTTGAGAAGAAAGTTACTAGGGCACAGTTAGGAAGAGCTGCTGCTGCTTTGAGTCCTGGTGGATTCAGGGGGCAGAGAGTAGCTATACCCTCCGCTGATTTACCGGCTGTTAAGCGGAAGATAAGAGCCGAATATAGAAAGCTGGATGTAGAAGAGGAGGATATACCGAGGTGGGTCAAGGAGGTTATGTCTCGGGAATATGTGCAAAGTTTTGTCCCCCTCACAGAAGCCACATTTGACAAAGGGAGAGCTACGATAGTCGTTATTAGACCTGGTTTTAATGCTGACCAATCACGGTATTATCCTGCTGAAATGCTAAAGCGTGATTTTAAGGTATTCGAAGGCCAGAAGATGTATGCGGATCACCCGACAGAACAGGAAGATAAAGACCTTCCTGAGAGGTCGATAAAGAATACAGGATGGGTTGCAGTGCTGAAGGATGTATCGTGTGATGAGAACGGAGTTGTTACTGGTGTTGCTGAAATCATCGAGCCCTGGTTGATGACGAAACTTGCCACGCTGCGAGATAAGAAACTGCTATCAGAGATGGGCGTTTCAATCAATGCAGTGGGCAATGCTTCGAAAGCTACCATTGATGGCAAGGAAACACTGGTAATAGAAGAATTCACAGGTGCCAGGTCTGTTGATTTTGTAACTGAACCTGGAGCCGGCGGGCTTGTCACATTCTATGAGTCGGATAGAAGTCGAGATATAGATTTGGTCGAACTATCAGGACTAAAGGAGAGACGCCCTGACTTAATCAAGGCTGTAGAAGCTAGTGTCAGGGAGGAAATCAAACAGGAGGTTAAGAAGCACATGGAAGACCAAGAGAGGATTACTGAACTCGAAGCCGAGCTGGAAACAAAGACAAAAGAGCTCGATGCTCTCAAGGAAGCTGCTGAGAAGGCGGAGAAGGATAAGGTAAAAGCCGAAGCACAAGCCACTGTTAAAGAGGCTGTAGACAAGGCCGAGCTACCCGATGCTGCTAAAGAGCGACTCGTTGAGAGGTTCAAAGATGCCGAGTCTGCTGATGGAATAGCGGAAGCGATACAGTCTGAAGTTGACTACATCGCCAAACTGTCTGAGGCGGGCAAGGTGAAGGGCATGGGGCCGACTAAGGTTGACACCGAGAAGGACAAGGAAGCTCTTAAAGAGTCCTTCAAGCGGGGCTATCTTGCCCAGGGTGAGTCCGAAGAGGATGCTGAGAAATTAGCTAAAAGCGCCGCCGGACTCTAAGTAAAAATAACTAGGAGGAAAATACAATGCCAGGATTACAAGTTGGTGTATATCCAGGGGAACTGACTGCCGGAACCGAGGTAAGTTCTACTACAGAAGGCAGACATCTAACAGTTCTCGAAAGTGAGATTATTCATCCAGTCCACGCTGATGCTTTTGTGGACAAAGGTGACCCAGTTGTCCTCTGTCGAACAGCAGTCCCAGCAACTTACGGCGCGGCAGTCGGTGTAGCCTTTATTTCTGCTACTGTTGCGACTGACCTTATTTCCATTGACACGGAGGGCATCTTTAACCTGCAAGTCTATGCAGAGAATGATTTGGGCAACAGCGCCATTGAAATCGGTGACCGCCTGTATATCCGAGCTGGTGCTTTGACAGGTGTCGCTACACTCGATGGGCTTGGTGATGCTGAGATTTCCAAGATAAATAACTCGGCTTTCCAGATTCCATTTGGTTACGCACTAGGGCGTATGGTTGCTGGTGGAGAAGGCACAATCGCTGTCAAGGTTCATTGGGACCCGTCCTTAGACAATGAAGCACGACAATGGACTACTGTTACATCTGGTGCTTATGGTAGGCACAAAACGGCTGTCTTTGCTGGTGGAACATCTGAAGGACTACAGTACTATGACCAGCGAGTAACTGGTCTACAAACAGGTGCTATCTACGGTTGGGCTACATGGATGGAGCTGGCTGCGGGCTTCACTTCTGATGGCAGCTTATTGGTGATGCACGAAATCGGTGTTTACGATGTGGGTGCTACTATCGTTGGTAGTGCTAGGGTTGTCGTGTCACAGATGCAAGGCATCTTAGCTGCTGCGCCAGCTAGTTTCCACTGGTGGAGATTGAATCTCGCTGCTGCTGGTGGAACTGCTACGGCTCTTATAGCAGCTGCAAATCCTGCATCAGTTGGTTTTGTGGCAGGTGCAGGTGTAGCAAGTGCCAAGAACGGCAACATTCCAATTGCTGATGTAGTTGGAACTGGTGTTGTGTGGGTACGCACTTATGCCGCTGCTAACTAAACAAAACTAAAAAAAGGAGTAAAAGAAGATGCGTAAACTAAACCTAAAAGACTACACGGTAAAAACGAGAGTCCCTGACCAGATGGAACTGGGAAAGTTTATTGACGCCGAATTCCCCTATCCATTCAAGGATTCTATTCTCAATCTACTATTCGTTCCAGCTTTGCAGTTGAACGGTGCTGAATTGGTCAAGCAGAATGTGCTGGCTATGAAGCTAGAACAATGCAAGGAGGATGAAATCCTGTTGGAAGACGAAGAATACAATAGGATTAAAAAGGCAGTAGATACCTTTCAGGGATTCGGTAAAAACGATGTAGAACTTGTGATACGCATTAATGAGGCGGAAGTGGTGGAGGTGGAACCTAAAAAATAAACTAGGAGGAAACTCTAATGGAAATGTTAAAACTCATGGAGGACTGGAGTGGCTATACCTCCCTAAATGAAACAGGGGTACGGCATACTGATGTTCAAATAACAGCAGTCAATGACCTGCTCAGTAATGCTGCTGGCCTTCCAGCCTACAAACACGAATACCTGCTCCGGGAAGCACTGACAACCTCAGACTTCCCATACCTGTTTGGTGATGTCCTTGACAGACAGATGCTGGCGGCTTATAAGGCTACCCCGCCTGTCTGGAAGCCATATACCAAACTATCTACCGTACCGCGCATTCTCCCCCAGGTTGGCGGATATAGATTCGCTATGAGGGGCGGAGACGAGCATCTTGACCTGGTAGCTGAAAAGGGCGAGTACCTGGCAAGCGACCGGAACGCAGACCGATATTCACTCTCAGTTGCTAAGTATGGCCGACAGTTCGACATCTCCTGGGAGGCAATGATCAACGATGACATAGGTGCTCTAACGGATACCCCGACACGGTTCGCGATGGCCGCACAAAGGACAGAGCATCGTACGGTTGTTAATCAGTATGCATACGACCTGGCTGGTGGTATCGCTCATGTGGTTGGTGGCCCCCTATACTCTACTTTGGCCGCTGAACTAAATGAGACTGCCGCCCTCTTGACCATAGCTAACCTAGAGACAGGGCTTGAAGTTATGGCAGGGCGTACCGATGCTGCTGGTGAGCCCATCTATTGCAGGGCTAAATTCCTTGTCGTACCTCCGGCTCTGGAAATGACAGCACGTCAAATCCTGACCTCGGCTGTTAAGCAGTGGATGGAACTTGGCGGCGCCGGCGGGCCACTTCCCTATCCGACAACCAATGTGGTAGCTCAATACGGGTTACAGTTAATAGTTGACCCGTATCTTCCGGCCGCAGCTACTACTAATGGCTCTGCGGCTTCACAGAATTCGCAGTGGTACTTATTCGCTGACCCGAACGATATAAGGGTTCTTGAAGCCGCCCATCTTAGCGGGCATGAGAGACCTGAAATCTGCATGAAGGCCAGTGACAAGGTATCTGTCGGTGGTGGAGCCCTCGGCCCGATGAGTGGTGATTTTGCCACTGACAACATCTTCTACCGGGTGCGCTTAATCTTCGGTGCTACTACTCTGGATTGGCGCGGAACATATATGGGAGGCTCAATCGGATAAAAGGAGCTTAGAAACTAATCTAGCTTGTCGGGGCGAGGGAGGTTATGCTCCTTTCCTCCCGGACCCCGGCAGGATTTATAGGAGGTAAATATGCCTGATAAAACTTATAATCTCTTGATACCAGCAACGAAAGCTGTAGATAATGGAGATGGTACTTATTCTATTTCCGTAAGTAATAAGATAGGGGATGATGGCTTACAGTCTATTCAGCTGGAGCACAGAGGTGGGAGGAGTCTAAACGACTTTTTCGTTTCGAGGGGAGCACTTACATCTTTTACCGACTTGGATACGTGGTGGACAAATACACTTAGAGTACCGACAGGTGGAGGTAGCATTGCTATCTACTCAAGGAAGGCATTTAGCTATCCGATGCTAGGTTTCAGAATGATACTACCCGGCATAGCGGCCAACGCTGACTTATGGGTTGGGTTTGAGCGAGGTGGAGCGGCACCGATTACAGGGATACCCCTTATAGCCCTCCTTGATGCCAATACTGGCACATACTTTAATGGTTTTGAGGCATCTCCCCACATTGAAGATATACTACCAGCGAATGCATATACAGCACTCAACCGATACACATTAAAGGTCAATAAATGTTCAGCTGAACTCTTTGTTGACTATGACCTGATAGCAGTTCTATTAGCCGGAGTACCTGAGGCACTCCCTGTATGGGAAAATAATCCTCCGTATGCTCTAGCCTCAGGCAAAGCGATACTTCCCAAGTCGCTACCAACTCTCCTTGAAACCCATACTGAGACCCAAATATCTTCGGAGGATAACAGTTTTATTGCCGCAGATGGAGATCCCTTACCTCCAAGACAATATGCTTTGTATAATGAGAATACAGCAACGAAATGGACTGGATTGGCTACTGCGGGTGCTTTACAGACTTCTCATCCTGTTCCTGTTTGGGGTTATACTAATAAATCACTCTACTTTATGGCTGATGGTGCGGGAACTCTTACTGTTCAAATCTATTCTGGCGGTGGTTGGAGAACGATAGCAACACCTGCTGTCGCAGCAAATACATTAGTAGTTTATGCCTTAGCTAGTGAGACACCTATTGCCCGATGTACCTATGATCCGAGTAATAACGATACTATCACTTTAGCAGAATGGTGTTTAAGTTGAGGGGGAAATTATGCCTGACCCTAGAATATTCCCAATAGATGGAGACATACCCACAGCTAACGTTGCGCCTGTTATTTCAGGAATAATTTTAGCTGCAAACGAAGTTAGGGAGGGTGTTGATATAATAAATCTTAGCGACCCGATTGAGATGGTGTCTCTTGGGTTAGGAGTTGATGCAGTCTTAGGCTCAGGTAAAACTCTGACTACATACGGCAGTTCCTATCACATGGGACTTTATAACTTGTTCAAGGGCGATATATACGCTATCAGTGCGAGCGGTGATGCAGCATTATCTATTAGTGAGGAGATAAAACCATGAGCGGTGAAGGCGTATACAATCCTTATGATGACGCATATTTACTATCTCTCATAGTTATTATTGATGCACTCTGCGATGCAATCCTAGAAGATACTGACGCTATCCGAGAGGTTACTGATTCTGAGGCTATCCTTACTGAGACATCTGGTTCAATCACAACTACTGCTGCCGAACAGAATGTCTATATCAATCTTGCTCCAGCGGGAATTCATAGACCAATATGCTTCAAGATAGACATGACGAACCAGACAGTTACAGAGACTGTAGTTTTAAGAACTTACTATCAGATAAATCCAACCGGTGCCCTTGTTCTACAGGACACGGTAACTTATGTGGGAGTAACAAGCCCTGAGTTAATCAATGTAGATTTAGAACCTAATAGATACGGGATTGCGGTAACTCTTCAAAACACTGCAATAGGAACGCACCGAACCTATGACTGGGAAGTATTTTATGAGGAGGCTCCTTAATGAGTGTGCATTATGACGCTTTAGCGATAAACAGAAATATAGCAATAGACCTTCCGTTCCGAGAGGGTGCTGGTGTTCCTACTCATAGCATAGCCAGGACAAAGCCTGATGTGCAGATGGTAGGGGCTCCTGCTCCGTGGTCAATCCTCGATTCAGGCTTACCCTTTCTTACCCTCAGTGGGGTTAACGAGTATATATGGGCTTCAGCAGCAGATACCGTGAACCTGGATTTTATCGCAGATGACTATAGCCTTGCGGGTTGGTTTCGGATTGATAGCGGTGGACCTGACGATAAAACCCTGATGTGTCGCTTCCTCTTAAATAACAACGGGTGGGAACTCTATCACTATACAAACAATATACTGACTTTAAGGCATCATCATGCCGCGACACTCGTGGGTGGGAATCCTCGTTCATCAGCCTACTCAAGGAACTGGGCTTTTGGGATATGGTATTACATGGGTATTAGCCGAAGTGGGGGTGATGTTCAATTCTGGCGTGGTGATATAAGCGGCTTCTCAGCAGTTGACACAACTGTCGCGGTAGGTGGCATAGTCGACCCTGAAACGTGCGCCCAGAACTGGTTTTGTGGAACTGATACTACGGGCTCTAATGATTATAAAGGTGGGGTCTGGAGACCCAGGGAATGGTTTGACAGATATTTAACAGAAATTGAACACCAGCAGATATGGGAAAAGGAAGTGGAGTGGTTTAGGTCATGATAGATAAGATTAAGGCACTAAGAAAACTACTAACTGATGTTGGTAATAATACTGATGACCATAATGGGCTGACACTGTTTGGTCGGCATGAGCAACAGTTAGAACATATCCACTCAGCACAGAAAGTTTATCCTACCCTTGCAGCAGGCGTGACGTTTACTACTCACGCAACCACTTGGGTATTAGGCACTATTACTGAAATAGTACCTGTCAATACTATAACCGCCCAGTTCGATATACACGAAGTTTTGGTGGAGGATGTAAATACTCAGGATAAAACCTATGAGTTAGTTCTTTATTATGGTGCGGGTGATACCGAATGTGGTAGGACTAGATTCGCCGCTGGTTCAGTTAAAGGTGGTGTGCCTGCTGTGGCGATGCAGACGGTTTTAATACCAGCCAATAGTAGGATTAGAGCACAACTAGCAATAGAAGGTGGTGGAAGCAAAACAGCCAAAGTATCACTCAGGTATCACGAGTATTAAGGAGTAGATTATGGCGACATGGACTTATAATACAACCCCATTTGATGATATTGCCAGACTTCGCTTGATGATTGGTGACACGGATATTGTCCCGACTACCGATGCTCAATTCTCCGATGAGGAATTACAGGAGTTTATAACTCAAGCTGGGGGCAATCTCGCACAGGCTGCCATCGCCGCACTGGAAGCGTGGATGGGGGCACTTAGTAGGGAGTTTAAAAGTGAAAAGATAGGTGATTATTCCTACACCAGAGAAACAATCGCCAATCTACAAAAACTGAAAGACCAGTTGATTGAAAAGGATGCCTCAACTCCTGTATTCGAATGGTCTGAACCAGACTATACCGAGGGAAGTGGTATCACGGCGGAGGATGACTAAATGAGCTATGCTAGCTTGCTTATACTTTACCTCTAGTGTATAATAAAGATACATAGGGGGTAAAGTAAATGCCAGTGATAGGAGAAATCAGACAAGATAAAGAAATCGGGTATAAAGGCACTTATAAACGTATTTGGCAAGCCTGCATAGATTGTGGTAAGGAAAGATGGGTAGCGCTTAGAGGTAATATTCCTAAGTCTATTAGATGCCAAAGTTGCTCTAATAAGAGACCAGAGAAAGTTGCTAAAATGTTAGAGCATCGCATCATGCCGAAAGGAGCAAATAGTCCTACCTGGAAAGGTGGAAGGCACAGTAGCTTTGGTTATATACATGTCTGGATAGCCTCTGATGATTTCTTTCACCCGATGGTTAGCAAAACTGGTTATGTCCCAGAACACCGCCTAGTTATGGCAAGACATATAGGGCGATGTCTCCAAACTTGGGAGTTGGTTCACCATAAGAATAGTATCAGGGATGATAACCGAATCGAGAACTTGGAACTGACAATCAGGGGTAGCCATATTACTGAACATGGGAAAGGTTATCAGGACGGTTATCAGAAGGGAATTACGGACGGCAGGACTAAACAGATTCAAGCACTTAAAAATTTTATAGAAGAACAGACCAAACAAATTAGGAAATTGAATCTTAGGAGATAAACACATTGTCATATAAATCACTATTAGTGAACTGGTGTACCATAGAGAGCTTTACAGAGAGCCTTCCTCCTGATGCCTATGGTGTCCCTGTGATAACTTGGCCTGCCCTTGTTGATCCCGATGTGCCTTGCAGGTTGATGGCTACTGGGGGAGTGGAACTTAAAATCGGTGCTGAGATTGTCGTTGCCGATTACAAGCTCTTTCTTGAAGATGTGGTTATCACTGAACAGGATAGGGTTTGGGTAACTGTTAAAGACCCGACAGGGGCATGGATATTCCCGATACTGTATGAAATCCTGATGGTAGAAGATAAGCAAGACGGTACAGACAGTCATCACAAGGAATGTTATCTAAGGACAAGCCGGTGAGGATAACGACAGACTGGAAATTGAATCTTAAAACTACAGAGGCAGAGTCTCAGGTTAAGAAAGCTACAAATCAAGGACTGAAGGATTCTGTAGTTGATATATCCAATGACGCTATTCGGTTGAGTCCTGTTTTAACTAGCAACAACAGGCGGTCTATTATGTTCGAGGTTGGTCCAGGTGGTGAGGTAGCAAAAGGTGAACTAGAGGGCGCTGTATATTCTACAAGTGGTTATGGCGGAATATTGGAAACAGGCTCAAAATTTATGGGGGCACGCCCATATTTTTATCCTGCTCTAGTTAAAAATCTACCCAATTTACCTAAAAACATAAAAGCTCATTTGACTTGAATATCAGAACCTAGTATGCTATAATATGGTTATGGAGGTATTATGGTAGAACTAGGAGAGATAAAAACTGGCAAAGATATTGGAAGGAATACCAAGTCAGATAGGTACCATAAATATATCTGGCAAGCCTGTGCTGGTTGTGGTAAGGAACGATGGGTAGCTATTCGTAATGAGAAACCTGTTAGAATTCTTTGCCTCAAGTGCTCTTGCAAAGTTAAAGTAATCAGTGAGGAACTTCGCGAAAAGTACAAGCAAGCTGGTAGAAAAAAGAAGGGCTTCCATTGGAGCGAGGACTCAAAAGCTAAAATCAGAGGGGAACACGCTTGGAACTGGAAAGGTGGAAAGTATAAGACAGTTCATGGATATATTGAAGTTGCTGTCTACCCCAATGATTTTTTCTACTCAATGGCATTTCACGGAAGAGTAAAAGAACATCGCCTTGTTATGGCTAAACATCTAGGGCGATGCCTTTTACCTTGGGAAATAGTCCATCACAAGAATGGGCTAAAAGATGACAACCGAATCGAGAATCTATCCCTTGAGTTAGTCAATAACCATAACCAGATAACTATCTTGGTGAATAAAGTAAAGCGACTTCAAGAGGAAAACCAAGCACTCAAAGCAGAACTAAAAAAGCGATAATCTTACCTGCCACGTGTAGGAAAGGAACTTAAGCCCGTGTAAAAAGCGGGCTTTTTCTATTGGAGAACTAAATGGCGATAGCAGATACCAATTCAATTATCAGGACTTATTTGGGAACTTGCGCAACCTTAACTGCCCTTGTAGGCGGAGCTACTCCCAGAATCTACTGCCCTCGTCTACCTGAGAAAGCGACCTTGCCAGCAGTCGGCTTTTTTGCCAGAGGTGGCACGTCTACTCCATATATACCCGGGATAATCACCCCATCGGTTCAGTTTGATTGTTGGGCAGTTAATACCATAGATGCCCGAGAAGTCTACCGTGCCCTCTATGACAACCTCCAGGGCATACAAGAGCAGACAGTAGGGGCTTTTAAGATACTATCGGCTATTGAGGAAGTGCAGGGACAGGACTTAGTTGATGAGTTGGTTCCAAATTATTTTAGAACCCTTACTTTTTTCAGCATTATGATTCGTGCCGTGTGATTTGACAAAATGGTGTCAATAGTGATATACTCATAACATGGTTATACAACTCGGAGAAGTTAAAAGGGGAATTGAAGTTGGTAGAAAAGGCACCAATTATTGGATGTGGTGTGCTTGTCCTAAATGTGGAAAACAGCGTTGGGTTTACTTAAAGCATGGTAAGCCTGTTTCAAAACATTGTGTTCAATGCCGTGAATATGTGCTAACTCCTGCAAGGGCTAGAGTCCATGAATTACGGAAAGGTATAACTGATGGCAAGTCAGAGCTAATTAAATCGCTGATATATCTCTGGACAAGGGATGCTCAATTTCCAGTAAACAAAGAAACAGAGGATTATATAACTGACCATCTCCGAAAGATTAGACAGGCAAAGAAAGCAATATTTAGTGACAAAACTCGCATCGATATGGTGACGGGGATATTAAAGTAACTACTTAAAGTAACTACTTAAAGTAACTACTTAAAGTAACTACTAATAAGTAATAA